TGTCGGTGGAAGTTGACAAGTGGGGCCGGCCGGTCGCCTACTGGGTTCTCTCGCGTCACCCTGCGGAAACAGGGCAATCGGAAGCGCGGCGGGAGAGAATTCCAGCAGACGAAATGATCCACCTATTCCGGCCCTACCGCGTCAACCAGACCCGCGGCGTAACGCCGTTCGCGCCGATCATGACCGACCTGCGGATGCTCGACGGCTACATTGAGGCGGAGCTTGTTTCGGCGCGAATCAGCAGCGCCAAGTGCGGCTTTTTTGAATCAACGCCGGACTCGATGGCCGAAGTTCCCGACGCATCAAAGGCCGGATCATCGCTCCAGATCGACGCGAATCCGGGCGTGGTGACGCAGCTCGCCCCCGGCATCACCTTCAAGCCGTGGTCGCCGGATCATCCCGCGCAGGCTTTCCCCAACTTCATCAAGTCTATCCTGCGGCGCATCGCTTCGGGGTTGAATGTCCCATATGTCGCGCTCGCCAATGACCTGGAAGGCGTCAATTACTCCAGCATTCGCCAAGGCGAACTAGGCGCGCGCGACCAATGGCGCATTCAGCAGCAATGGTTCGAGAACGCCTTCCTGATGCGGGTTTACAAAGCCTGGCTGATGATGGCGCAGCTTTCCGGCGAGCTGGTGCTGGATGGCCGCTCGCTGGAAAAATATCACGATGTCGATTTCACCCCGCGCGGCTGGGCGTGGGTTGACCCGCTCAAGGATGTTGAGGCGGCGATTCTCGCCATCGAAAACAAACTGGCGACCCGCAACGACTATGCGGCGGAAGAAGGCGAGGACTACGAGGAAGTGCTGAAGCAGATCAGCCAAGACCAGGAGACGGCCGACAAACTCGGCGTGGATCTCACGCCGCCGAACGCGAAAGTCACGCCGCAGGAGCCCAGCGCGGGGCCGGGCGCCGCGGCAAAGCCCGCAAAGACTTACGCCTCCGACGGCGGCGCGGCCGGCAAACGATACCCCTCAGACGCATAGGAGCAATTCATGAGCGACCTGAAAAAAGTAATCGAGAAAACCCAATACCGCGAGGCGGAATTGAACCGGGCGGCTGGCGAGGATGGCCGCGTGGCGATCTCGTTCAGCTCCGAAACTCCGGTCAATCGCGGCTTCTTCCATGAAATTCTCTCGCACAAGCCGGGGGCGATCGTCATGGATCGCGCCGCGGGCGGCCTGCCGTTCCTGATGGATCACGACCCCAAGCAGGTCGTCGGCCGGGCCGAGGCCATCGCCTTCACCGACAAGGGCCGCGCGATGATTCGATTCGGCTCGTCTGAGAACGCGGTCGCCGCCAAGCGCGACATTGTGGATGACGGCATCCGCCCCGACATTTCCTTCGGCTACAACATCCTCGAATACACCGAGGAAAAGCGGAAGGACGGGCTCTACATCACTGCGACCCGCTGGCAGCCGATGGAGATTTCATCCGTGGGCGTGCCGGCCGACATTGCCGTGGGCGTGAACCGCGCGCTGCCGAAAAAGAACCCGGCCGACGATGAGAGCGACGAGGACGCCGCCGAGGAAGCCACCGAATCCGCAGACCAAGAAGCGGGAGAGGAAGGCGATGAAGCTGACAACAAACCCAAGAAAAAACGATCCATTTCGGCCGCCACCGGCCGCTCACAGGAGGCCATCGTGCCTACTCCCGAAGAAATCGCGGCCGCGGCAACCTCAGCGGCGAACACCCAGCGGTCGGTCTCGAACGAGATTCTTTTTCTCGCCGCAGACCACAAAGTTCCCGCCGCTCAGATGCGTGCGTGGGCCGAAAAGGGCTTCACCGTCGAGCAGTGCAAGGACGACATCCTGAAAGGGATTCAGTCCGGCGTGCGCGCGGTGTCCCAGCCCGGCGCCGAATCGGCGTCCGCCGACATCTCCGCGGAAGGCATCACCGGCGACGCGAAAGCGTCTCAGGAATACTCCTGGACTCGCGCCATCCGCGCCGCCCTCGCCATGAGCGAAGGCAAGGCCCCTGAGAAGTCCTACGAGCTGGAGGTCAGCAACGAGATCGCCAAGCGCCTGCCGATGACCTACAAGCAGCGCGGCTCCGGGTTCTACGCGCCCATGCGAACCCGCGCCGGCCTCGACTCCGTGACCGCCACCAAGGGCACCGAACTCAAGTTCACCGAATACGGCGGCGAAGTGATCGAGATTCTGCGCCAGACATCGGCCGCCGTCCGCCTCGGGATGCGCGTGCTGTCCGGCCTGACCTCGCCCGTCGCCTTCCCCAAGCAGCTCACCGGCGTCACCTCCTACTGGGTTCCTGAGAATCCCGGCACGGATGTGACGGCCTCGAACCCGACATGGGGCACCGTCACCCTGAATCCCAAGACGCTGATGAACCGGACGGCTTACAGCCGCCAGATTCTCAACCTCGCGGTGATTGATGTTGAATCGATGGTTCGCAGCGAGCAGGCCATCTCCGCGGCGCTCGCCATCGACAAAGCCGTGTTCTACGGCCTCGGTTCGGCCGGTCAGCCCTGGGGCATCTACACCTCTCCCAGCGTGAACGCAACCGCGATGGGCAGTGTCACCCCCACCTTCGGCAAGCTGGTGGACATGACCACCGCCATCGCCACCGCGAACGCGATGATGGGCAAGCTCGGGTTCGTCACGACCCCCGGCATGGCCGGAAAGCTGATGCAGACCCTTGTTGCGTCGGCGGCTGGCTCGACGATGATCTGGCAGGGGAATCAGCTCGGCGGCTCCCTCGTCGGCTACCCCGCCATCGCCTCAAACCAGATGTCCGCAGTGATGACCGGCTCAGCGGAAACCGGCGGCGCGGAACACGGCGTCCTGTTTGGAAACTGGAACGACGCCATCATGGGGAACTGGGGCGTGACCGAGATCGTGGTCGATCCCTACACCCTCAAAAACCAGGGCATGATCGAAGTCACCAGCTTCCAGATGACCGACATCATCCTGCGGCACGGTGAGAGCTTCACCAAGTCCACCGCCGCCACCCTGTCATAGTGATTTGGGGGCGGCAACGCCCCCGCTCACCAGGAGAATCATCATGGGAAACCTCAAAGCAAACAAAGGATTTTGTCTCGGCGGCGTCGATAACGATGTTGCCGAAGGCGAAGTCTTTGACGAAAACAAACTCAGCGCCGGCCAGGTCGTGGCGGAATTGGAAAGCGGGCGATGCAGCCGCGTTCCCGATGCCGAGCTGGCCGACGAAACCGAAACCGAAACCGAACCGCAGCCCAACGGCAAAAAGTGGAAAGCGGGACGGCGCTAATCTTTTCAAAAAAGGAGAATCATCATGTCTGACCAGAAAATTGCAAACCTTTCGAGCATCACGCTCCTGTTGCCCACCAGCCAAACGGCAACCGCAAACGGAACCGGCGTGGATGTGACGGCCCTCGAAGGCAACTTCGCGGTGATCGTTGAGTCCGCAGTCGGCACCGGCACCACCCCCACCTTCGACCTCAAGCTCCAGGACAGCGCCACCGTCGGCGGCACCTATGCCGATGTGGCCGGCGCGGCCATCACCCAGATCGCGGCCGCCGCGGCTGGCCCGCTCAACCGCCAGATCATCGTCGTTGACAAGAACAAGGTGAAATCCTTCATTCGCGCCGCGATCACGATTTCCGGCACGACCCCCGTTTTCCTTTCTTCCGCCGTCATCGTCGGCGCCAAGAAATACACCTAAGCCAATGGCCTACAAGTTTGAAGCTGACATTGACTTCCAGCTCGCGGACATGGGTGTTCCATTCACCCATGCCGCGGAGGCTGGCTACGCCATTGTCGATTCAACGGAAGAACTTGTGCTGTCCGGCTGGGACTCAAAACTTGCGGCAGAGCATATTCAGGCGACGATCAAGACCTCGACATTCCCGACGCTCAAGGAAGGCGACACCGTGACTTGTGACAGCGTAAGTTACATCGTGGCCGGTCAACGGCTGCGGATTGAGGACGGCGCTTTGACGAAAGTCTTGCTGCGCCGGTCGAGTGCTTCCTGATGCCTTCCCAGCGCGAGACCGTCCTGCAATTCGCCTTCACCGCGGCAAACGGCAGCGGGAAACCCGTCGGCTTGAAGGTCGAGCGGATGCGCCTCACTCAAATCGAGACGAGCGAGATCCCGCACCTGAACATCCGCCCGTCCGACGAAACGGTTGATTTCGGGAAGCTGGGCCCGCGCGCCCCGGCAGTGATGCGCTCGCTGAGTTTTGTCGCCGAGGCTCGGACGCTCGCAACGGGATCAACCTCCGCCGACGCCTCCGCCGACGCGGTTCTGCTGTGGGCGAACACGGCATTGCAGGCCGACATCACGCTCGGCGGTAACGCCGTTCACATTGTCGAAACGGGAACGAAGTGGGTTGCGGAGGACACCGGCAGCGGGAAATTCTGCCTTGCCACTCGAACCTACGCCGTTCTTTACCCGACAAAACGCCTCAACGAGGGATCAAAGCCATGAAAATCAAAATCACTTCTAAGACCCATGAACACCGCGACAAGCTGGTGCCGCCCGGCACTGAGCTGGATGTCGATGACGCAACCGGGCAGGCCATCATCGACGCCGGCGCAGCCGTAAAAGCTGATCCCGTCAAATCCAAAAAGGAGGTCTTAGATGACCACCCCTAGTTCAACAAATCTCCTGGTCGGGGCCGGTGAAGTTTGGTTCAACAAATTCACCACCGCCGGCGTGGCAACGCAGTTCCGTCATCTTGGCAATGTGTCCAAGCTGGAACTGTCCACCAATGTCAAAACCATCGAAAAGCATTCGTCGATGACTGGCGCGCGCGGCCTGCTGGCCTCGGCAATCGTCGAGACGATGGGCGAACTCAAGATGAGCCTCGACGAGTTTGACCCGGACAATGTGGCCCTGGCGCTTCTGGGCACCAACACGACTCACGCGCAGACCAGTGGCACGGCTACCGATGTGGCGATCACTGGCACCGCCCTCACGGGCAGCGCCCTCTCGGTTGGCAAGCTGGCGCTCACTTCCGTCACCAGTGTCAAAGTCGGCGCGGTCGTTGGCGTCCTCGGCGTGGACTACAGCGTGGATCTGGACGCCGGGCTCATCACCTTGCTTTCCACCCACACGGCGTCGGGCTTCGTGGACGGCGCGACGATGCTCTGGAGCGGCGTTTACCCCGCCCTCACGACCAAGCGCATGATCACCGCTCTCAGCTCCGCGAAGATCATCGGCTCCCTGCGCTACCGTTCCGCGGCTGACCAGATCGGCCCGCGCATGCTGATTGATGTCTG